TAATGAATAGTTATCACTTAGTAGAAATAATCAAAGGCCCAATGCAAGTTGGTGACAAGTGGTTTATTCTTTGTCGGGTTGTTCACAAGAGTACTTCTTCAAGACCTTCACTTGAGGAAGTAAGTTTCGATACTTTTGATGCAGCCCATGAGTTTGAAAGTCAGTGGAGTTAAGGCTAATTTCCATTGTAGGGGTGCATTATGGTAGATCCATTTACAGCTTTGGCTGCGGTCAAGACTGCTGTCAGTGCAGGTAAAGAGCTTGTCTCAGTCACTAAACAGATTGGTGAGTTCTTTGATGGTGTCGATGAACTAAGGAACAACCACAATAAGAAAAAGAATAGTCTCTTCTCAGGTGATGATGAGAACAGTATGGAGACCTTCGTGAAGCTACAGAAGGCTAAGGATGCTGAAGAAGAACTCAGAGCCATTGTGATAGCTACCAGAGGTTATTCCGCTTGGGGTGAGCTACAGGAAATCAGAGCTAGAACACGTAGAGAACGTAAAGAGAAAGAAGCTGCTGCTAAACTCCGTAAGCAAGAGATAGTAGAGAAGGTAGTTGTTATCGGGGGTACAGTAACTGTGTTGTCTATTATAACAGGTATAGCTGTACTTATAATAATGTCATCAAAGGGGATGCTCTAATGGGTTTAGAGGCTAAAGGTACTTTCCCATTCCAGATGTATCAGATCCCTGAGTTTACAGCTACTACAGTGACTACATCACCTATTCTTCCAGCTAAGGTTAGTGCTGATAAGCCAAAGGTTATAGAGCCAGCTACTCGTAGTGAAGTTACTATAAGACTAGATAAGTACTGGCAAGAGAAGGCTGAAGAACTCTTAAACAGACAGAGAAGTATGGCTGAGTTAGCATACAGTCCTAATGGTAGAATTGTAGCACCTATAGATGTAGGAAAGATACTAGACGTAGAGGTTTGATATGGAAACTATACTAGCTTGGAAACTACTACCACGACTAATGATGTTAGTTATGACTGGTATGTACATCAGAGTGATTGAGTGGTTTATGTCGTTACCACCAGAGGCTATGACATCACAAGCAACTGCACTCACTGCAACCGTTACAGGAGCCTTAACAGGAGCCTTCGCCGTTTGGTTAGGGAATGAAAGCAAATGATAGGACAAATATTAAGTAGTGTAGTTGGTTTAGCTACAAGTGTAATCGACAGTAAGACACAGATCAAACTAACTGAGGCTGAGATAAAGAAGAAACAGCTTACAGGTGAGATAGACTGGGATCTAGCTGCTATACAGGCTACACAGAATAGCTGGAAAGATGAGTGGATAACCCTACTGTTCAGTATTCCCCTGATACTAGCCTTTTGTGGTGATTGGGGTAATGCTATAGTCCAGGCTGGTTTTGCAGCACTTGAGACTATGCCAACATGGTATCAGTATTCCCTTGGTGGGATCGTATCAGCATCCATAGGAATTAGGTCAGTATCTAAATTCTTCGGTAAGTAATAACAACAAAAAGACTACCCCAGACAAACTTAAGCCCCTGTATCCTTAGTTGGACGCAGGGGCTTTTTCTATTGTGTCATTGCTTTAAAGGTGCTGGTTAAAGACTTTAGTAGGTTACTCAGTGTAAAGTAAGCATAGTCCACTTCTTGTTGTAGTTTATGTACCTTCCAGACCAAGTAGAGTGTAATACCTAAGTGTACTAAGTCTACCGACTGATTTAGGCTTATCATTTCTTACTTTCCACCTGTATGAGCTTATCTAAGTACCATTCAGCCTTCTTAAGATCCTCTAAGCCATTCTTGTAGCGCCACCTATGAAGGTACTTAGCTATATTCCCTCGTAGGTAGCCTACAAACTCATCCTTACTTAAGAAGTCCTCAATGTATTTGATACACTCAATAGTGCCTTGTCCGTAGTGTGGTGGACTATTTACATTATCAGATTCCATCTTACTTAAGTCCCACTTAGCCATTACAATCTCCTATACACTCTCTGGTATTTGAAAGCAGTAGTAATTCACCGATGAATCAGGCGAAGGTCTAGTATTCATAAGCCTATCCTTTATTGGTTCAGCAAACTCGTAACAGGACAGTTGACTTGTAAAGAATACATCGTGTGCGGTAATCTTATAGTTTGCTTCGTGAAACATAATAAGAACTAAAACATACATCAGGTTTTCCTCTATGTTAAATCTACAAGTTCACAAGTATCACCACTACAAGCCATTGTTTGACTACCAGCAGTGTTATCTTCATTCTCATACTCTGAAAGTTCAGACCAGTCAATAGCCTTTGGCATAATAGATAATAATTCTTCGTAGTCCTCTTTAGTACAGTCCTGATAAGGTGCTTGCTGATAAGTATGATCTGAGTGAGGCAAGAATGATACCCCTGACATCTCATCAAAGTGTTTGTAAACAAATGCACCTACTTCCATCCACTCCTCATCACGTACTGAGATCGTCACTGAGGGCTTATGTTCACACCATGAGCGTTGATACGTCAGCCACATCTCTAGCTGCTCTACGGCTGTCATATCGTTCCTAGTGACCGCTCCTGCTGGTGACTTGATAGGGAAGCTAAAGACTGTAGTTGTGTCGCCCTTCATAACACAGGGTTCGTTAGGTACACCCTTATCAATCATAAACTTCGTCAACGGGTCTTTGTTATCTCCACGCACAGTACGAACATAATAAGGGCTGTGACGAGCATGAATGCCACTGGCACTATCCACCAACTGCGAAACTGTACCCGATGGTTTCACGCAGCTGATAGCAGCAGAAGCAGGGATGTTAAGGCGTTCAGCCCACTCAGCATTCGTAGATATTGCAACATCTTTTAACCTTTCTAATGTTTTATCAAGACCAGCATTCTGACTGGTAGTTAGTCTATTATCCATAATGCCTGTTAAAGACACACCTAGTAGTCTCTCCTCTTCTGTGTTCTTGTTCCAGATCTTTCGTAGATAAGGGAACTTAGTCATAGACGATTGGATAGTACCTAGTATTGTAGCTAGGCGTACCTTACGCTCTAAGTCATCAATAGTGTCTGTAGCCCGTACTACAACCTCTGTTAGATTACAGAACTGGTTTGGTCGTAAGATAATTTCGCTACAGGGGTTAGTACCAAACTCATAGTTAGGATCTCTGCGTCCATTCTTAGCTGCTTGTACCTTACTAGCCTGACGATTAAAGACGCCACGTTCACCTGACTTACTTTCCACTAGGGCTTGCCACTCCCGCATGAATGTCTCCATGTCAGGCTTCTCTGTGTAGCTCACACTGTTGTTAGCCAATGCACGATGGGCTGCTGTTTCCCACCACTGTCCTGATTTAGCATGACGCATACGATCATCTGACAGGTTGGATAGACTAATCATAGCACTACGACGAACACCACCAACTACAACAATCTGACCGATAAAACACATAAGGTCATGGCATTCAATAGAAGATAGCTTACGTCCTTGTGCAGCCTTGAATGTAGTAACTGCAAAGTTAAACAGTTCAACTAGGGGTGCAGGTCCAGATGCTCTACCGCCAAAGGTCTTAAGTCTAGCACCAGCAGGGCGTACAGCAGTCACATCCCATTTAGGTATCTCACCAGCCCAGAGAAGAGCTAGGACTTGCCTAAAGGCTTTAGCCCACCCTTCCTTACTATCTTTAACTACAACCACTGTGTCGCTCTCAAATAGCTCAGGAACCTCTGGTAGCTTCTGAATGAACTGACGCTCTACTGAGAAGCCTACACCTGTACCACATAACAAGATAAACATGGCCTCATCAAATGCTTTAGGGTCATCTACTGGTAGATAGCTACAGTTGTACCCAGCAGTATTGTCACGGGCCAGTGCTGGTCCAGCAGTCATCATAGCTCGCATAGAGGGCATAACTTCTAGGTTTAAGATGGCGTCCCGTAGCTGGTTGACATAGGAATCGTTACCAGCTTTAGGACGTACTACATTATCCATGTAGCGTTCTACTGTGTCGCCCCAATCTTCACGGCCCTCACCGTCGATATACTTAGCGTAGCGAGACTTAGCAATAAAAGTCTGGTAGTCAGTTGGTAGGTAATTATTCATCATATATCTAACTCTCTTTGTTTAATTTCAAACCTTATAGGCGGTTGAACAGCGTCTATTCTATCGGACATCTGTTTTGGACACTTATCTTCTCTCTCTTTAAAGTGCCTTGCTACATTAGTACTATCCGCTGATGCGAAGGGCCACCTTCCCTTAGACAGTTTTAAACCCCTCATCATGTGGACCCAAGGCCTAGCATTAGACTTCTCTATAATATCCCAAGCCTCATCTGCCCTTCTACACCAATCTGGCCCACCTACCTTCCAGTATTTTCCAGATGAGCCAAAGCAAAACTTAGGGTAGTTGTCTATTATTTCTCTTAGCCAATCCAAGGATAGACCCATGTGCCAAACCATAGCGGAGAGATGTTTAGGATAGGGCCAATCTGCTGCCATCTCCCTTTGTTCATCAACAGTACCATCTATTACATCGGGGATTACAGCCCAATTAGCAGCATAAAGCTTATCATCTAACCAAGCTATAAATTCATCTTTCTTAAAAGGTTTACCCTTAGTGTAGGAGGAAAAAGCTCCATTATCCCACATAATGCTTTGTGCATTTTTAATAGACCAATCAGCATCCCTTGGGTCTGAAAAAGAGATACACATATGCTTCCCCTTCATAGCTTCTATAGAGGCTTTAGGAGTTATAGGAGTTCCGTGATAATGTAGCATTTGCTCTCCACCATAAGATTATTGCGACAATGATAGTTGCGTATAGTTTACCAAGAATGTTTCCAGCAGAGAACTCTAGTGAGCCGAAAGCTAGATAAACAAATAAGCTACTATCCACTATAGCCCCTACAACTCCAGAGGCTGCTACAGCAATATGTTTACCTCTTTTTCTTAAAGGTGTATACACGGCTAGGTCAAATAACTCAGCAGTTAAAAAAGCTACCGCACTAGCTGCTGCTATGAAAGGATTAGAGACCAACCAAGATATAATGGCTCCTACAACAATAGCTAAGGCAGACCACTTCCAATTAGTCAACTCTTGTAACCAATCTCTTAACACAAGGGCTAAACCTATCATAAGTACCCCAGAGGGTGCCATCAAACCAAAGCCAACTGGAATAAGACAAGGACCGTTATCTAAACAAACAGATCCAAAATTACCAATTAAGTAATTAGCAAATGGAACTGTAGCCATGAACAACAAAAATGCTACATACTTCATGTTATCACTCTTCATCATCAATCTTTCCTCTCGCTCTCATAGTCTTATCTTCTTTTAGCCAAACCATACGGTCAATATCTGATCTAGCTATGCCAATGTCTAGTAGCTCTTTATCTGTTAGTTGATTAAGCTGCTTAATTGCTATTCTG